ATTTTTCTTCCGGTGGTTTAGAAAACCATCCGGTCGATAATTGGGAGAAATCCCAGGCTTCCTCGAAGCCAGGAGTCGCCGCTGCTAAATGATCAACCATTCCTAGTAGATTCGTCACCCGGAGAAGTGATTCTCGGGCTTGTCTATCACGTTTGACCTGAAGTAGTCTATCGCTATCAGGACCCCCCATGGGCACCTCTAGGGTGGTCAACACATCAAGTGTGGTCTGAGAGAAATCGGGAACAACCGGTAAAGCAGCTTCTGCATCGGATACAAATCCAACCAGATCTGCCCATGGTCGACCTGTACCAATCTCCACATCATCGATGTTGAAGTGCGACAATTGTGTTGCAACAACAACTTCTTTGAGAGGGAAACGGTACTTCGTCGCCCACCGTGTTAACGCATCCTTAACGGATCGTTCGAAGATACTATCAAAGACCCACTCGAGATCTACTGACACTACTCGTGTCACCCAGTTTTTATAATCTTGTTCGAGAGATTTTCTCGAGGACAAGAAACTGGCGTAGATTCGTGTGGCCCACTTATTTAAAATCCCGATAAGGATCTTGCCGGACCGGTGGCGATCAATCAGATCACCCATCGAGTCAAGACTCATGCTAAAGAGATCTCCTCTTCGGAGCTGTGCTCCTAGGAATGTCTCCAAGGCTACTTTACCGTAACCAGCCCAACTATATCTAGTTGTACCTGGTGTGAGTATTACAGCAAGGATCCATCGGATGACTAGAGGAACCTCCCCTCTCCGAATAATCGGAGTAAGGAGTGCCCAAACTCTTTGTGGTAAGAGCAATCGACAGAAGCGGTTTACCCAAACTCGGTCACCAAATGACTTCCATCCGCGACGGAAGAGTCTGAGCGCAAGCTCGATTCTCTCCGACATGCTATTAGCATTCACCTCTTCCCGAAGGGAAACAGGCGAACAGTTCATAGCCGAAACGTAAGTCTGGTTAGCGAAGTTGAACATTCCAGAATCTGAGATATGCGACTTTGCCAATGAGAGCGGAACATGTAACTCTGCCATCAGGGCTTGATAAAATACAGCAGTCTTAGAACATGCGATAACTATATCATCTCCCAGGACCATATAGTCCCGAAAAGATAATAGGGTGGAAGGAGAAACTCTCCCGACACACATTGCGGCATAAAGCACTAATGCATGATGCACCAGAGCCATAGAGGCCCAACTAGTTAAAGCGCCCATCGGCTGACCTGTAGTATATCGTACCGTCCGGGGGTGATTCTTAAAAGCTTTAAGTGTTGATTTAGGTGACGAGAAGTCACGGTCCACCAGTAGCTTGAACCACAAATCAAGGATCTTATCAGGAAGTATATGTGAGAAAAGAGCTCTATAAAGAGCCAACGGTATTAAATCCGTTGCCGATTTAAGGTCATAACTCCATATTTCCCTATAACCTCGTGAAGCGAAGTCTCTGACTTTACCTTCTTGATCGAAAGTAGCGTCTTGCGGTAGACGGGTCAATACGTTAAACATCCAATCATGGAGAGGTTTAAGGACGAAATTTGTCCAGTAATCTACTATAGCAATGGTCCGTACCTTTCCAGCAGCTTCATACAAGTTATGTAAGCGCTGAAGGGTTGGTAAATTCCATCGCAGACTAAGTAGGTTTAACCCTAAAAAGTCGTAGATGTACTCGTATCCCAGCTTGACTTCTTTGGTTTTCATTGTAATCGGAATGACAGACGTCACATTCTGAGGATCTGGAAATTTACCCAAAATCTTGTCTATATATCTCTTCACTGTTTTTGACAGTGTTGGGATTGACTTGATATATGAGTATAATATCTCCTTATTCGAAGATATGACACTGTTTACAATCTTCTGATTCAAAGCAAACATTTTGGCAGTCTTCCTGAAATTCAGGAGGATGTCAGGTTGTTTTGTTTCCTCTAACCACTCCCTAATATAATTAGACTTCACACCAGTAATGGCACGAAGTTGCTTTAACCAGTTTATCTTTGACTCATCGAGGAGCTCACCTGGTTTTGCTTTTAGAGCATCAAAAGATGCCCATAAATATGCATCCAGGCCTGCTCCAAGAATTGTTACAGGTGAATTGGGTCCAGCATGGGTGGAAAAGAAGAAATTTTTGATCCGAAGATCTGGTTGCTTGATTCCCTCGAAACTAAGCATCTCCCAAAAGACATTACTGAATTTCGAGAAAAGTTGAAGTGTTGAGTTTCCTTCCAAGGGTGGATGGGGAGCCTGAATAGAACCAGACGCTAAATATGGTTCTTGCCATGTTCCTAGGATTCCCT